CTTAAATACCTTACACAAGGTGATGAAGTATCAATGGCAAAAGACATACCGATAAAATATTTACCTTACTTCAAAGAAGTATTTGCTCATAAAAATGCAAAGCCAGTTAGATATAGATATCGTGGTTCATCTACATCAACTTACAAAAGAGATCCGTCTTTCATTCATATGAATAATGCAGACAGATTTACACTATACGATAGATAATAAATACATTATGGAGATATCAATGAAACTAAACAGATACGAAAAGAAGATACTACAAGCAATTGTAGATAATCGTAAGGGTACTTATGAAACCCCTAAAAGAGAAAGAAATAATTATAAACCTTGCAAAGAATATGATGCCGCTCTATCTTTGTTTATGAAGAAACTCATCTATGCTGAGGCGGCAAATGAATTATTAATGGAAGGTCCTTCAACGCCAGAACCTAAGTACAGATGGTTCAAGTGTAAATTGTATAAACCTTATGCAACAAAAAGAGATTTAAAAAAGTTAATATAATGAGATATATAATAGCTTTTATTTTAGTAGTTCTTGTTCTTAATGAGATTTCTAAAAAAAATAGATTAGGTACTGATGATGGTCATGAGGATGTTATTCATACTCAAATGTTAGACCCATATCAAAAGTTTCTTAATCTGGCGTTTGATGTTCATATTGAACCGCCTGTTAAGAAACCTACTAAGAAAATAGAATTAAAATATGCAAGTCATAAAGTAGTAGAAAAAGAATATGGCTTACCAGACATTGACACATCATCAAAAGATCAATTTGTATATTCACTAAACAAATGTATTAATTTTTTATATGATTATGTAGAAGATCAACATAAGATACCTAATGAATTAATTATTGCTCAAGCAGCCATTGAGACTGGTTGGGGTAAAAGTAGATTTGCCAACGAAGGTAATAATCTTTTTGGTATTAGAACATGGGATAAGAATGAACCATATCTTTTACCTATACCATGGACAGAATGGCCAGGGTGGGGTGTGAAAGCATATAAAAGTAAATGCGAAAGTGTTATAGACTATTTACATATTTTGAATAATGTATCTGTATTCAAAGAATTAAGAGAAGTAAGAGATACTGCTATTAGTAACGGACAACAACCAGACCCAATATTAATGGCATCTCATCTAGATAAGTATGCTAGTAGAGAAAACTATACTGATCTGGTTAAAGAAATAATTAAATACAATTTGAGAGGTGTATATGACTTATAAAAACAATGAAATCTTTTGGCATAGAGTTACCAATTTATACAAAATGTATGAAGCGGCAACTGATGCAGACTTTAAAAGAATATGGATGGATAAACTACAAGAACTAATGAGAAAGTTTGAAACGCTTGACAAAAGAACAATAAACTGATAGTATATAGATTATGAATATATTTTATTTGAACAAAGACCCAAGAATTGCTGCTGAACTTCATGTAGATAAGCATGTGGTAAAGATGATTGTAGAGTATGCACAATTATTATCAACAGCAAAAAGAATGATTGACGGCGTTCAATATATCGCTAAGTCAAAAACAGGAAGAAAAGTAACCAGATATAGATTAGAAAATTCAAATGAAGAAAACACTATTTACAAAGCGTGTCATTTACATCACCCTAGTGCTGTGTGGGCTCGTTCTTCTATCCAACACTATGACTGGTTGTACTCGTTGTTCACCGAGCTTGGGAGAGAATATACACACCGATATAAAAAAGAACACAGTACGATTAAACTGCTTAAAGACCTTTTAAGAAAGGCACCTAATAATTTACAAGACAATGGTTGGGTAGAACCACCACCTGCTATGTCGCATTATCCACAATGCATAGTACCTGGTGATAGTATTCAGTCATATAAAAACTACTATATAGAAGCAAAAGCTTATTTTGCTAAGTGGACATCTAGACCTGTACCAGTATGGTTTAGCGAAGGGATACAATGAAAAAATTTATATACGAGAGTTACGAAAGTGTTATGGGTTGGAATAAAAATCCACTACGACATATTGAAGATTTTAACACACGCCATATGGTAACACAAGTTTTATGTTGGATGTGGTGTATTGTGTTTTCTCTTTTAATGGGAAGTTGGACTGTTTTTGGTTACACAGCAATCGCTCACTTAGTTTTTGTAGCGGCTATATTTGTTACAGTAGCATCATTTGAAACAGCAAAAAGAAATCCTAAGTTTTTTAAAGGACAAGACTACGAAAAGTTAATGGGCAAATATGACGACATATGGTAAAGAGTAAAAAATTAGATAAAGTGCCATTCAGATTTGATGCTGATAAAAGACATCAAGAGTACATCTACTTAGAAGATGGCGGCTCTGATGGTTATAATGATAACAAAGAATTTCATGGTAAGTGGTGGGAAACATTACCAGATTCAAGAGACTATGGTCATTTTGGTTTTAAGCAACCTATTGACGGTAACCCAATTAGAAAAGATGCCTATGATGATTCTAAAATCAATGGCGTAGTAAAAGATAAGTATAAAAGTTAGGAATAAAAATGCCAACATATAGATTTAAAGACCATAATACAAATAAGATATGGGAAGATTTAATGACTATATCTGAAATGGAGAAGTTTAAAAAGAAGAAACATATAGAACTGTTGCCTCCTACACAGATGAATATAGTGAGAACAACTGGTCAAATGGACTCAAAAATTGACGGTGGATTTAAAGAAGTGTTCTCAAAGATATCAGAAGCACACCCAAATAGTGCGTTAGCAGAACGCTACGGCAGTAAAACTGTTAAAGAGACACAAATAGACAGATTAAGAAAAAAACAAAAAAACCGTATCTTAAAAGGCGGTGGAAGATAAATATAACTGATACTATCGAGAAACTACAACACGCCAGAAAATGGTCACTAAGTTGAGTAGTCAATCCGATAAGGTATCATTAAAGAAGTTCCGCGGACTTCAAAAGGACATACATGGCAGACTTTGACTTTTTAGAAGGTTTTGATACAAGTGGTGATTGGGGTTTTTCCTCGGTTGCAGAGAAACCTTCAACGACTACACAATCAGATACGAAAGCTACAGAAGCTGTAGTTAAGCAATCAGCAGAATCTACTGCCAAGGCAGTATCAAGCGAAGTTGTGAGTAGACTAGAAAGCAAACTAGATCAAATCAAAAATCTAATTAGTTCAACTAAATCTGAAATTAAAGATAAGAATGAAACAGAATTAGAAATCACTAAGAAACAATTAGATGATGAGTATGATTTAAGAAAAGATAATATTAATAAAGAGATGAAAGAAAAGTTTGCTAAGTTAGAAAAACTTATCATACCTTTATTAATTAAATTAGCAAAATCACCTGAAGCATATATTCATTGGCCAAACAGAGCTGCGGTCATTGAGGATCAGGTAAAAAAGATTGTAGAAATTACAAGGGGAGCATAATGAAAGATAATTGGAATAAATGTTTAGAAGCGATATTACATCATGAAGGTGGTTATGTAAACCATCCGAAAGATCCAGGTGGTGAAACAAATCTAGGTGTAACTAAAAGAGTATATGAAGAGCATAATGGCACTAAAGATATGAAAGACCTAACAGTAGAAGATGTATCACCAATATACAAAAAGGGTTATTGGGATAAACTAAAAGGTGATGACTTACCTAATGGTTTAGACCTATGTGTATTTGACTTCGGAGTAAATGCAGGACCTGGTCGTGCTGCTAAGTTTTTACAAACACAAATCGGTACAGTAGCAGATGGCGGTATCGGACCTAACACATTAAAAAAGTTAAATAAACATATTGAAGATAACGGACTACAAGATACGATTGAAGAATATCAAGGCAATAGACAATCATACTACGAAAATTTAAAAAACTTTAGCACTTTCGGTAAAGGCTGGTCTAGACGAGTTGATGAGACTTTAGATTTAGCGCTTGACTTTATCAAGTAAATCTGTTATACTAATATTATGAATCAAATGAACACATTTTTACAAGATAGGTACGATATGAAAACATTCAATCATGTTGATTTATCTAAGTTTAATCCTAAACTCACTTTACCAGATGTCACTACCCAAACTATACAGGGTAAACGATTTTATGTAACACCAGAAGGTAACAAATATCCTTCTATCACCACAGTTCTATCTGGAAAAGGTAATGAGGGTATTATTAAATGGCGTGAATCTGTAGGTAATGATGTAGCAAATCAAATAATGAGAAGTGCTGCCAAACGAGGTACAGCAGTTCATCAATTAGTTGAAGATTATTTAAACAATGATGAACTATCTAAACAAGATGTACTACCTGTCGCACTATTTACTTTACTAAAACCTGAACTAGATAAGATAAATAATATAGTAATGCAAGAGGGTGGCCTCTATAGTGATAATTGGGGTGTTGCTGGTCGTGTCGATTGTATTGCAGAATATGAAGGCAAGTTATCTGTCATAGATTTTAAAACATCTACGAAAGAGAAAAAAGAAGAATGGATAGAAAACTATTTCATTCAAGGTTCTGCTTATTGTGAAATGTATGAAGAAAGATTTTCAGGTAAAATCGATCAAGTAGTAATCCTCATAGTCACCGAAGATGGTGGTGTACAAGTTTTTAAAAAAGATAAGAAACCTTTTTTGCCTTTACTTAAAGAAGCAATAGGGGAGTTCAATAAAAACTTTACAATCAAAAATGAGTAACACATTAAAAACAATACTAAAAATAACAATTATAATTATACTATTCTGTTTCATTTACAACAGTTTAAATGCTAAAGATCATTGGGATCAGGATCAATTAAAACAAGTAAGCGTACCGCTATTCTGTGGCGAAACATCATTCATGTTTCAAACATCTACTAATAAAATGGGAGAAGTGCCATTGATGGCAGGAGAAATTAGAGAATTTTCTATACCAAGCGGCGAAATACTAGGATTATTATCATTCTCATATAATGAAGAAACAAATTCAGGTACTTTAATGATGACCATACCTGCATCAGGCGAAACTTGCTTGTTAGGATATGGATTGAACTGGACTTTTTTTAATGAAACACTACTAGGTAATAAACAAATTCTTGATGAAGATAATGAGAGTAAACAGTAGGGACCTCGGGGCAGTACCGAGCGGCTCCACCAATCCTAGATAGACCTATAAGGGGCCGAAATAGGATTGACCGCTGACTAGAAATCGTATTGGAGAGGATAGTCCAAAGACTTTAAACTAAACACAAAAGCAAACTTTAATGAGTATGCATTAGCAGCATAAGCTGTTAGGGGTTTGCCAGTACCTTGCAACAGAAACTGGCATTGCTTGACAAAGTATAAAGGATATAGTATAATAAACACATGATAATAACACCAAACAAATTTGCCTTACTAGTAGAAGATATAGTTAAAACAAAAAGAATTTCTTACATAGACGCTGTGGTACTATACTGTGCAGATAATGGCATAGATCCAGGAACAACGAAGTCTATGATTAATAAAAATCTCAAAGAGAAGATAGCATTTGAGGCACAGAATCTTAATATGTTGAAAGAAAAGACAGCAAAACTACCAATATAAAAGTGAATGGTTTTGAAGTATATAAAATCTATTTGGCAGTTAAACTCCACTTCACAAGTAAAAACCAGTCTTATGACTTTCATAAGCACAACGGCAGAACAACTGCAAGACTGGAAACATTTACTAAAAGAAGGGATAGGTATTTCTTTCATAAGCTTAGTAAATCTTATAACGATAAGTCTATTGTTGATTACTTCCTTAGTAATTTTGTTTCTAATACTAATTTATGGGTTGGTGACATCATTGGCAAAAGTGGTGATGAAACTTACAAAGA